GGATTGGATGTCGGATTCGATGGCCCGGATCAGGTCCTCGGCGATGGTGCCGAGTTCCATGGAATCCATCTTGAGGGCGAGGTTTTCCTTGAAGTCCTTGCCGTCGTCTTCCTTCTCCTCCGGCGCCAAATCTACGACAACGGAGCCGTCATCACCGGTCACGGTGATTGAGGCGTCGCCGACCTCGACCGCGTCGGGGTCGTTGGTGTCGATGATGATGTCGCCGGGCTCAGTCATTCCGCAGCCACCGGCATGGCCATGGCCGCCACCTCAGGCGACATCATCGGCTGCGGCTCCGCCTTCGCCGGGGCGACGTTGATCTGATCCCGGATCTGGTCGATATAGGCGCCGACGAACTCGTGCGGGCCGACGTGGGTGATGGGATACGTGATGTTCGCCCAGACCTGCGCGCGTGACGGATCGCGAGGCAGCCGCCACTGTTCCGGTGCGGCCTGATGCCAGCGCCAGCAGAAGGAGAGGTCCTCGCTGAACTTCTCGCCCTCGATCGTAATGTGGTCGAATGCTCGGATCAGGCGCTTGACATTGTGCTTATCGAATAGATCTTTGCTGGCATGATTGGCGACCGTGACGGTATCACTGATCTCGGGGAACTTGGCCATGATGGCGTCGACGCAGTCCCGCCGGATCAATGTGATGGCGCCGCCGACGCCATGGACCTCCATGAAGCCGTTGACGATGTCACATTTCCCGGTCATGGCGCGACCGGCGAATTCGAGCGGAAGCTTCCGCTTCGGGCACAGCGCGCCAACGAGAGGCTTGTCCATCCGGATCATGTCGACGACCAACTGGGGATCGAATGCCATGTCGCTGTCGATGAACAGCAGGTGCGAGGTATTGATTCGGTCGTACCAGATCGTCAGGAAAATATCGCGGACCTCGACGATGTCGGGGAAGGACAACGTCCCGAAGCCGCCGGCCATGTCGGTGGCCATCAGCATGCGGTCGAGCGCCATCAAGGTGGATACGGTCTGCGCCTGCATGATCTGGCCATAGGCCGGGCAAGCGACGAAGATCTTGGGCTTCAGATCAAGCGACATGCAGTCAGCCTTTCTCGCCGCTGCGGCGCGGCAGGTCCTTGGCGATCTCGGTGAACGACGGCCCGGGCGTCACCGCGCCGGTCAGGCCGGACAGCCAATTTAATGTCGTCGCGATCTCGTGCCGGTCCTGCTCTGTCAGCGGGGCGCCGCTGCGCAGCAGGTTGACCAGTTCGCGGGCGCTCCTGATCTTGGGCGCCTCGGGCGCGCCGGGCGCCACTCCGAAACCGCTGTCACCGTAGCCTGTCATGCATGCTCCTTTTGGATTCCGTTCGTGTATTGGGTGATGGCGAGGCGTGGTTGGCCCTCTTGCTTTGCCAGGCAGGCGCTTGTTGATGTCGCGGAAGTCGTCGACGATCATGCGCTGTCCTCGGTTATTTCATCGAGCATCGCAGTCGCGATAACCACAAGCGCAAGAGACTGCATGTTGACTTCTTGGAATTGCGCCTTCGAGGAGACGGTCAGATATTCGGCGAACAGCCTGCGGATCTTCACCATCGCCTGTGCTTCGGACGTAACGTCGTCGTCGAACGTCATGCGTCGTCCTCTTGCTCGCGGCGATCAAGGCCACCGTCCTCGTAGCGGCGCACCGCCGAGATTGCCGCCGCTTTGGCATTGCTGAGGGCCTGACATGCCGCCATGCGCCCCGCTCCCGACGCCGCCATCCGGAACGCGATCAGCGCATCGGCCGCCGCAATGAACTGCTCCGCCCTGCGGATGTCGCTGGCGTCGACTGCGCCGCTGTCGCCCCAGCGCTGGTGGACCATTGGCTGCGGCGACGGCTTGGGCTTCGGGGGTGGGGTCGTGGGGCATTCAGCGTTCATCCCGCGCGCGGGCCACATGCGCCTTCATCTCGGGGTCCCAGACGAGCTCGACCGCGGGAAACTCCTCGATCGCGATCGAAGGCGGGTGCCGCTCATCCTCGTCGGAGAGCGGTGCACCGCGGGCAAGCGAGCCGGACGGGCGACCGGCGGTTTCGAGCATGCACATGCTCAGTCTCCTGTTGCTGGTGATGAAGTCTGGTCGACGCCGCCCTCCGCTTCCCGGCTCATTCCGGGCCTGCGGCAAACGGCGCTTTATTCCCCCGATTTCCGGCTTCAATGACCCCGCCCACAGGCGGCGCCGCGAGATCCCGGAGCGCATCGGAGGCGTGTTTGCCCGGGCCGCGACCAGAGGCGCCGGGGAAAGGTGATCTGCGGCGGAAACTGTCAGGTACGCCAGCGCTGGTCATTGCTCTCGGACTTGCGTGGATCCCCGCCGCCCCATCCGAGCTCCAGCAAGATCCACCCCAGCAGGCATGCCAGGATGCCGACGCCAACCCATTGATGCCAAGTCACGGCCGATGCTCCCGCGCCCACTGACGGTGATCCTTGCGGACGCGGTCGAGCATGGCCAGAGCTTCGGCGGCGAGCCGGTCATTGTTCCGTCGGCGTTCCGCGCGCTGCTGCGCCAAATCGCGCCAAGCCAGCCATGCGATCGTGCAGACGAATCCAGCGATCAGGTATGGCATGTCACTTCCGCCTCAACCAGTTCACATGGCAGTGTCTCATACCGGATACAGCGGCTCCGGTTCCCGTCTGTGCTGCGCCGCCTCGTATTCCTCGGCGTCGAGCTCGTCGGGCCGCTGGGCCAAGCCGACATCGCGCAGATGTTTCATGGCTTGGGTTGCGGAGTCCGTCAGATCCTTGAACCGACCCCGCGGGAATGTGGCCATCTCATCAATCACCATGGATGCCCAATCCCGATCCGGGGCATGCACGATGCCTTGCGACCAGACATGAACCACGGCATGGGCTCGTGCCACCTTGTCGCCGGCCGGATTCACGAGGATGACGGTAAAATCCTCGTTCTTGTAGAGGCGCCTGATTTCCTGGGCGGCCGTGTGGCCCGATGCCTTCGCTTCGATCAGCAGCACGTTGACGCGGAATCGCCGGCAGCTATCGACCGTCCATTCCACAAGGCCCCAGTGTTCGGAGGCCCGCTCCTTGTACCGGGCATTGCGCCGCTTCACCTCGATCGGCGGCATGCCGGGGCGCAGGATCTCGTCTTCCTCGCGCTCGATCTTCGGGCCGTGCATTTCGACGTGCTTCCGCCAGGCATGGCAGAGCATAACGCCGCGGCGCCGATCCGGCATTGCGAAGGTGCCCCAAACCGTAAGGGCCGATGGATCGTTCTGCTCATCCTCGGTGAAAGCGCCGTCGAGCGAGGCGACGACGTAATCCATCTGCGGGAAGCTTTTGCCGTCCGCCGGCGAATAGGACTGCCACCATTCCCGCTTGAAGATGCCGCCGCCACGCGGTTCCGGACGCTGCTGGTATTGACCGACGTAGGCGTAGGGGCCGATTACATGCTTCGTCTTGGCGACGACATGAGCCGGGAAGCGCGCCGGCCACGCAAGATCACCTGTCGCCGCGTCAAGATCGTCTCCGTCGAACTCATATCCATCCTCATCGAACCCCCGCGGATCGCGCCAGCCAAGCTGGTTGCCCTCCGGCAATTCCCGCCCCGGCTCGTATTCCATCGGGATCATCAGGTGGCAGTAATCGAAGCCCTCCGACAGGATAACGCCGCTGACATCGGTCTCGTGCAGGCGCTGCATGATGACGATGATGGCGCTAAGATCCTGGTTGTTGAGCCGGTTGCTCATCGACTCCCGGAACCAGCGCACCGTCTCGTCGCGAACCGTCTGCGACTCGCTTTCCTTCACGTTGTGCGGGTCATCTAAAATAACGCGATCGCCGCGCTCGCCAGTGCCGACGCCACCAACCGACGAGGCCAGCTTCCAGCCGTGCTTGTCGTTGGTGACGCGGGTCTCACCGACCTTGCGGAGCCTGAAACCTTGGCCCCATAGCTCCTGATACTCCCTGCTGGATATCAGATCCTTGAATTTGCCGTTGTCGCGCTCCGTCAGCAGGGCGGAGTAGGAAAATGCCACATACCGCAGATGAGGCTTCCCCTTCGGCCCCCACTCCCATGCCGGCCAGAACACATCGGCCAGCAGCGATTTCATGAAGCCGGGTGGTACGTTGATGAGGAGCCGGGTTATCCTGCCGTCAGTCACCGCCTCGAGGTGGGCGCAGACTTCCTCGAGCGGCCACCCTTCGATCAAAGGTGTTTCCGGCTCCAGCACATGCCAGAAGTACCGGACGAATTCGAGGAGCCCCCCTTCCCCTTCCTGAGCTTTTCTGGCTTGGCGACGCTTCCATTCCGCCGCCATGGCGCCGAAGCGCTCAAGGCGCTTGCGGTCTGGCTTCTGGCTGGTGTCTGCGCTTGGCTTTTCTGGCGACACGCCCTTTGCCATTCTTTAGGCCAAGCCGATAGGCCATCTGCTGCACGGATGAGAGCGATCGGCGGGGCAGTTGAGCAGCGACGTTCGGCGCCGGCAATTCCGGATAGAGCCGCCGCAGCAGATCGATCTCGCGGTTCGTCCAGTGTGGGCTCATGTGCCACCTTCGATCGGAAGCCGATCAATGAATGCGCGCGCCTCGATTGCGGCATGGACCGCATTGAGAACGAAACGAGCGCCGTCGAGATCAGGGTCTTCCGTAAACCGGAACAGGGCCTTCTTGGTCGCCACCAGAAGCCAGAGGGGATAGTCGTCGCCGTCTCGCGGGAGCGCGGCGCCGGCGAGGTGCAGGTTCTCGATCTCCGCAAGTGCCCGGCAAACGATATCGTCGATCTCGGTTCCGACAATCGATGGAGCGCCAGCAAGGTCGCGCAGTTCCGCGATAAGACCGCTCGCAGCCTCTCCCCTCGTCACTGCACCGTCTCCGCCCCCGCGAGCCCCAGTTCCGCCGATTCCCGCTGCATCTCCCGAACGAGCTCGTCGTCGGACATGCGTTCGAAGTCGCCGGGCTTGCCGACTTCATGGCGCTGGACATCGCGCCAAGCTTCCGGTCGCCGGTTCTTGAGCCAGAAGATACAGGCCGTGACATCCGGCGGAACGTGCTCGCGGTACGGAACGATGGTCGGATCTTCGTCCTTGCACTTGAAGATCTTCACGGCTTCGTAGCTATAGCCGACGGCGCGGTTGAACAGGGAGCGGGCGACGCGCTCGTCGGCAACATCTTTGCCGACCCGGAGGGCCGCCGCGAAATCGGGGTGCGTCGACTTCCAGAGCTTGACGGTAGAGGGCGAGACCTCGAAGAAGTCGGCAATCTCAATGTCGGTGGCGCCGAGATGGCAGAGCTTCTCGGCTTGGGTGACGAACTCTTTCTTGAACAGGGTGGCGCGGGACATGGGCTACAGGTCTCCTGCCGCCTTGGCACCTTCGGATGTTGACGTCGCCGTTGCTTGCAGCGTCTTTCGCTTTGCAAATTCAACAGCTTCCGCTTCTGTAGAAAACAACGCACCGCAGAAGTCCTGAGGATCTCCAAGGCTGTTCGTGTACCGGGCATCCCAGGCTCGCCACGATACGGAGCCGACAGACACTTCCCTGCGCACGAGATAGTCGCCGACAATCAGGTAGCCGTTCATGTGGGCCGCGGCATGCGCCGTCTGGTTCGCGGCCGGGCTCATGGCAACGAGGGTTGTTCCGGTGGATCTCGGGTCAAGCCTCATCACTTGTTGCCCTTCGCCAGAATTCCTGAGCCACCAGACGCCATGCTGCCTCGTCCGTCGTGTACAGCGGCCCGCGCTCGATGCGTCCATCATGGTGCACGGTCAGCACTCGGTCGAATCCGCCGGCGCCATCGGGTCCGTACAAGACGAACTGACGGGGGATGTCGCCGACTTGGTTGTCGAATCTCGCGACCGCTGCGGCTCGGATCTCGATCATCCCAAATATCATCCCCTCGACAGCAGTTCGTCGACCTCATCGGACAGCGCGTTGTTCGCCGTCGTCAATCGATCGATCTCAGCCAGCGCGGCCCGGTCATCGACGCCCAGCTCGAGGCTCCGCACCGACCGCCGCATCCGGTCGATCTGCGTCACGAGCCAGTCGCCGTTCACCGGGTTCTGGTAGGCGCCGATGCCGAAGAACTGGTCCCGCTCGATGACGCGGCGGGTCGTGATCATGGATACGGTGCCGTCGTCATTGACCTTGCGGCGGGTGGCGACGATAGCGAGCTCGTCGGGCCAGGTCGTGTCCCGCTCGCGGGATTTGGTGCGGGAGAGTTGGTCGGCGGGGAGGTCGGTCACGTTGCCGCCTCCCAGCAACCATCGGACGTCGACTTCCAGACTTGGCCACCAGCGTCGGTCCACAAAGTGCCTGGAGTCACCATTGATGCCAGTAGCATGGCTTGGTGCGTCGGCGGCGAGCCGTAGCTCATCCGCTCCCGCTTGGCCTGCGCCTGCTCCTGACTCTTGACCCGCTCGCGAGCGAATTGAATCTCTGCCTGACCGGGCTGGAGATGGGGAAACTTCGCGTGAGCCTCGGCGCGATCTTCGGGGGTCAGGACCATCGTCTTGACACCGTTGGGGAGACTGCGCTCGACAGCGCGCGTAAACTCGGCATCCATCCGCTTCGCACACTCCGCCGCCCGGAGCAGGTGAACGTTGTCCAGGATCTCCTCGCGGGTGATGGCGAACAACCTGTTGCTTTTTCGGCACTCAATAACATCGCTGAAGGAATCCGCCCGCACAGCCCATCCTTTCGGCATAACCGCGCGGATTTCGTCGGCCACGGCCTCCAGGTTGACTGCCTGCGCACGGCAGGGCGGTCTGGCGACGAGACTGAGCCATGCGTCACGGGTAGTTTTGGTTAGAAATGGCCAATTCGGGTCTTGGGTGAGATTGGCGAACCTAGCCATATCATCCACCCGCGCCGTCAGCCCCGCCACCTGCTCTGCCAGCGCCCGCATGCCATCCTTGATCGTGGCGATGCTGGTGACGAGATCGGCGATAGATGGCTGCTCCGGCTTGGCCGCAGGCTTGCCGGACTGCTCCTCACCCTTACGGGCGATCGGGGCGACCGGCGGCTTGGTCCAGTGCGGCGGCTCGTACATCACAATCTCCCGATCTGCCGCGGCGACCACGCTCTGGCATTCAGCGGCTCGTACCTATGCTCGAGATCGAACCGGCGCACCGCGGCGACAGCGTGGCGCGCCACTTCCTCGAACTCAGCCCCGGTCAACGGCATCCCGGTCTCGTGCTGAATCTCGCCGGCGACGTAGCGGACGATGGCGTCGATGTGGGGCATGTCAAGCCACCTGTCTGCCTGACCGCCACCGACGCATGGATGCCGCCTTGGTCTTCCGCCGAGCGGCGCACGTCGGGCATCCTGTAGATGCTACAGGCGCATCACCTGTAGATGCCACGCCAGCGATCGCGCTGGTAGATGCTACGCTGGCGGCTTTCGTAGATGCTACAGGCCGGGCATCCTGTTTCCTGTGCCATTCCCGCTCAGCATGCTCGGCCAGCGCCAGAACGTCATCATTCCGGCCCAACGGGCCGCGGCGGAGACGACCGATCAGCGCGAACAGGTCCTCGGCCTTCATGCCGCCCTCGCCACACCCATCCGCCGTTCCGCCGCTGCCTTCAACCTAGCATACCGCTCATCTGGCGCCCCGCCATTGTCGATGCCGGCCTCGCGCTCCAGCCGCCGCGCATTCTCCGGGTTCCGCAAGAAGCTGTTGCGATGGACGAACCATGCATCCAGCTTCGGCAACTGGCTCCGTAGCTGATGCCGCCGCATCTCGGTTTCGGCGAAGTCAGGATTGTTGATGACATCGAGCGCCATCAGACGCCGGCCGGCGCGGGTCTCGTCGAAGTGCCGCGCCCAGAAGTCCAACTCCCGGAGCCCGCGGCTGCCGGGATTCTGCTCCGGGTAGCCGACCTTGATGCCGCTGTGAACAACGCGGCCGATGTAATGGGCGAACTCGTCAAGCCATGTGTCGTGCCACCAGAACGGATAGTCGGGGCACATGAAGTGGCCCATGCGGTCGACCAGGCCCTGGGTCACGGCCTGCATGGCCGGTAGCGTCGATGGGATATTCATGCGGCCGACGTAAACGCATCCGATGCCGTCAGGGAACAGAGCGCAAAGCCGCTCCAGCTCGGCATCCCAACCCGGGGCATCGATCCAGGCATCATCAGTGGCGCCGAGGTATATGTCGGCAGGGCAGTGAGCGGCGACGCGGTTGTACTTGGCGCCGAGGCTGTCTTCGCGGGCGCCATAGGACCATAGGATTTGCTCGTCATCGAGCAGGCGCTGCAGCTCGCCAGGACGATCCGGATCGTCAAGATCCACGCCCACCACGACCTTTGTCGTCGGTAGAATGGCGTTTTTCAGTGTCCGCTCAACGGCTTGTCGCAGAAGGGATGGCCGGCCACGGGTTGCAAGACAAACGGTGATTGTCATTTTGGAACGGCGTTCCATTTTTGGGATGGGCAGATTCGGGAGAGGCATTACGCGCCGGTTCCGGTGGCGGCGACGAATGATCTGGCCTCGCCCAGCGGACCATCTTCGGTGACCTGCCAGCGGTCCCCATGTAGGACCGCGCGACCGCCATCATAGAAAAAGATCTCTTCGCAGCCGACTACAACTGCATAGCGGAAGTCCGGGGAGTGCTCGCGCCATGGGCCGCCGAGAATCGCGTGCGGTACGGTCACGACCGCCTCGGTAGGATGGCGCAGACCAGGAGGGTGGCGGTCAGCATGGGGGATCCCATGCTATCCATCCCAAATACCGCTTTCCGTCGGTGACTACCCCATCGCCAGCAACGGCGGCGGCGGCTTGCGTGGCCCAGCCCTCACCGTTCGCCAAGGCATCGCTCGAGGGCTCGCCAGCCGCAGGCTTTTCCGCCGTCACTTGCCCTGGATCGGTCAGCATGACGGCCTCCTGAAATGCGAAACCCGCCGCGGCAGGAGCCGGGCGGGCACAAAACGTGATTGTAGCGAAATTGCCATGCTTTACC